CTCTGCCTGATGCACCGGCGGATTGAAGCCGCCGACGATCTGGAACGGCGGCAGATCCGGCGTTTCGCGGTTGAGATCGAGCGCAACAAGGTCGATCGGCTGCACGACACCGAGGCCATGGCAGGCGTAGCGGGCTAGGGTCATGGCTTTGCCTGCGCGGTCTGGTGCAGGATGACTGGCGGCAGATCAGGCGTCGCCCACAGCTTGCCCTCTGCGCGACGGCGCCGCACGAGCCCGCTGAGCACACGGCCGCCGGCATGAACCCACGCCATTAGGTCGCCAGGCACAAGCGCTGGATGGCCGCTATTGATCGCGCGCAGGACGTTGCTGCGATCGAGCGCGCCGGTATTGAAATCAAAGCTGACCAGCGCGTCGAAGTTATGCTGGCTAATCGGCATCTTGACGTGGTGAGCCACATCCGCCTCGACGGCCGCCAGGTCAGATGCCAGAATTTGATCGGCCTGTTCTTTGGTGACCTTCATCCCCGGATAGACATGCGGCAGGCCGGCCGCCGATGTGTGGCCGTAGCCGATTGTGAGCGTGCCGCGAATGTGCTCACCGGGATGGACGACATGATCATTGAAATCGTCGTAGGCTTCGAGGAACAGCCCCTCGAACTCCTCGATCAGCGCGCGGCCGGCTGGTGATGTTTTCATGCTGTTTTGGCCTCTACACGTTCATTCGGCTGATAACAAAGCGCCAGCCAGAAGATGAAAAGCACGAGTATTTGTTCATCGGTCATGGGCTATGCTCCCGCACCAGGCAGAAAACAGCGTACCTTGGGCTTCCCGTCAGCGTAATAAATCCACACAATTGCCGGCCCGAACCTGTTGGGGTTCTCGACTACCTGAAAAGGTTCGACAACGATCCACTCGCCGCCAAGATGGACACGGAACCGCTGCTCATCATTGACGATGCGCACCGTGTCCCAATCAACATCGGGGACCGTGCTGCCGTCGATCTCAGAACAGCAGGGATTGCCGCTCTGGCTCTTTAGGGACATCATCCAGTCGTTTAATTCAGGATGATCGGGTATGTGCGCCCGCGCCTGCTTGACCGACATGGCGAGCAGCACTGCGGCCGCACAGATCAGAAGCAGCACGCCGGCGTAGAGCAGAGTTTTGCAGCCCCTCATTGTCCCCTCACATCATTACTTCTACTGAAAGCTGATGGACCTGATAAGAACTGCCAGAATCAGGGTCGGTCCCGTAGAAAGTAGCTGTCGTTGTCGAGTCCACATTTTCCATTGCTTGAATAAAGTGCAGACCAATAGACGGAACAAAATCATTGATATTGTTCATCGATGGTTTGGAATTGTTGGCCCGGCCCTCGGTGACGACGACCGGTGTCGCGCTGGTGCTGTCGCGATTGGTGCCGACGTAAATATCGGTCGTATTGGCAACGCCTTGCCCCTGTGCCTGGAACACGGCCCTCACGGAAACATCAGCCAAGCCATCGACATAGTTGATGCGATTGGCGGTCGAGCCGTGGGAGGAACGCCATGCCACCGTGCCGAGGGTCCAGCTTGCCGTCGTGTCTTGTTCCGTCGAGCGGATCAGTACCTTGTTGTAGGCGTTGTAAAGCCCGATCGTACCGGCCGAGCCCGATGCGCCGCTGGTTGCAAATGTGACGCCGGTCTGGCCGGCGGCCGTCGTGGTCAATGTGCCGATGTAGGTCGCCTGATTGGCGCTGACCGAGCCTTCATCGGTCGCGCCGTTGTAGCAGTGTGCAATCGCGTTTTTGTTGGTGACATAGGGCCGGGTCGCGATGTCGAGTTGCGAGTAGCCGGTGCCGCGGGCGGTATTGCTGCCGCCGGTATCGCTCGCCCAACCGCCGCCGGAGCCGTTGGTGGCGACGCAGATCGTCAGTGTGCCGGAGACATTGACCGCCCACACATCGAACACGCCGGCGTTGTTGGTGACGCCGGTGCTCGATGTCTGCATCGTGGTCGAGATTTCGCACGCGCCGATCGTCAGAGTAACATCGATCGTCCCGTTGTAGACCGACACGCCGTTGCCGTTGTAGCAGTCGTAAAAGACCTGGCTCTTGGCGGTCTGGCTGGAAGTCATGACCGGCGTTCCGGTCACGAGCGTCAGCCGCCCTTCGGGCCTGCCGACGATGCGATTGACGGTGACGGTCGAGCTCGCGGCCGAGATCGCATTGCCATTGCCGGCGACCGAAAGCGCGCCGGTCAAGCCGTTCAGGCTCGATACGCCGGCTGTCGCCTGAGCGCCAAGGGCCTGGGCACTCCATTTCGACACGCCGTCGGACACCAGCAGGTAGCCGGCATTGGCCGTATTGATCGTGACGCTGGCGCCGCCGTTGATCGTATCGGCACCGGCGCGGGCAATGACGAGGGTATTGGAGCCGGTGATGCCGCCGGCAATGTCGAGGACGTGGAGCGCCTGCCCAGGGGTGAAGGTATTGGCCGCCGGTAGGGTCCAGGTGCGGCTGGCCGTGAAGGCGGCGGACGTGCCAACGAAACGATCGGTCGAGGCGATCGTATAATTCTGGTCGCCCTTGGAGGTAAGCTGATCGATGTTCAGGCCGGCCGAGCTCCTAGCCAGCGGTGCGGTCTGCTGGCTGGTGCCGCCGCTGCCGATCGGCAAGGCCGTGGCAAGGGTGAAGCTGCCGCTGATGGTGCCGGTGAGCGTCGGGCCCGCGGAAAGAACGACTGCCCCGGAGCCGACAACGCCGTTCGAGAGGTTCGAGGCGGCAAGCTGCCCCCAAACCGGGTTTGCGGCAGCCCCTTGGGTCTGCAGCACGAAGCCGCTCGTACCGGGCGCCAGGACTCCCCACGTTGAGGCACCACGAAAGGCTATGTCCCCCTGCGCCGAGCCGAAACCCGTATCGGTGAGCGCGCTGAGGGTGCTGTTGGCCAGCGTGCCGGCGTTATCCCAAAGGAGGCTGCCGTTGGTCCCGCTGCCGATCGTGGTCGAGCCGACGGTGACGGCCGTGGCCGCCCCGGCTACAGCGGTGATGACCCCGCCGCCGGTGATCGTAACCGTGGATCCGTCCGGCTTGACGCAGCCGAGGACCGAAGTCGTGGCCGTGACGCAGGATGCCGTGATCTGCCCGCTGAGCGTCGCAAACGGAATGGCCTCGGCCGGGCCGCTGCCGCCACCGATACGTCCGACGACGCTGTTCGGCGGCAGGTTCGGGAATGGCAGGGTGTTCTGCGCAGCACTTGGGCCTGCGGCGAGAAGGGCAAGGAGGGCGAGGAGTGAGCGCCACATGCCGCCCTAATAGCGGCGGCACCTATGGTCGCAACGCACCGGGAGTGCCTACGTCTGCGTGAGCCAAACGGCAAATATGCCGGCCCCGGCAATCAATCCCCAGGACTCGCCGGCTATTGGGGAGATGATGCCGTAGACGAGACCAGCCACGCCGAGGCCAGTAACTATATGGAAGCCGACGGCGAAAATAATGGCCATTTTAGCGCCCGGTAAAGCCTACCGGCTCCTCCTCGAGGCCGGCCCGCTCAAGCTTGTTCTTCATACCCTGCATAACAAGCTCGGGGTTCTCGGCCTGTAGTGCATCCCTAGCGGCCTTGCGGGCTATTTCAAGTCCTTTTTGCAACTGCTGCTTCTTCAATCCCGCCGGCAGAGTTTCCCACTCCGGCTGCTGGATCATTTCACCTAGGATTTCATGGGCTAGCGGTCCCGCGGTCGCCTGATAGCGGTGATAAAGCTCCGGCGTCAACTTCACTCCGCCGACATGGTTGGATGGCTTGGCCGGGAAATAGCCGGCGTGCTCCATTTCGAGCTTGATCGGATCGGCCGTCACCGGCGCGTGCCGCTCGATCGAATGATAGCCGGGATTGGGCATCGGAGTTCCGAACACCGGGTCAAGCTTTGGTTCCAACTTCTGGCGCAGGCCCGGCAGTCGCATCATGATGCCTTCAATCAGCGTCCGTGCTTCCCGCATGTGCGGATCGGTGAAGCTCGCAGCCTGGCTCAGCATCGAAACGGGCTGCGCGAACGACGCCCCTTGATAGGCACCCCATTCCGCGGGCGTCCGCTTGCCTTGAAGCAAATCCATCAGGTTCGCCACACCCTGGAACCCCGCCTCTGTCGAATAGGCGTTTGCAAACGCAATCGCTAGATGCCCCGCAGCATTGGTGATGTTCTCACCCATGCTCTTGTCCTGGTGATCCCAGGACCGGATGATGTAGCCGAGATCGGCGCCAAGCTTGAATGCAATTCCAGGCGGGCCCAACCGTTCGAGCGACCACCACTGATCGAAAGCCTTGATCGAGTTGGTTGGCCGGCCTTCCATTTGCCAGCGCCGCTTCTCATCGGGATCGCTCGGATAGGAGCCGTTCGCCTCATCCATCAGCCCTTTGTAAACAGCATAACCCATGAGGCTACTGCCAAGCGTCCACTTGGCATAAGCAAGATTCTGCTTGGACATGCCGTTCTCGCCCAGCATATCCGCGCGCATTTCCTTGCCGAGATAAGGAGCCGTATAGCGGACACCGGCGCGGGCAATGTTCATCGGAATATGCGTGAAAAAGAACACCCACTGCAGTGGCGTATCTCTCACCATCCGCGAGAACGCCGCGGTTTTCTCGCCGAGCTGTTCCATGAAGGTGCCGGAATAACCGTCCTGTACTCCCTTCTCGATCATCGCGTCGGTCGGATTGGCTTTCAAGAAAGCCTGCCGGGTGGCGAACTCTTGTGACTTCGGATCGAGACCTTCCTTTGCCGCCATGCGGTAAGCTTGTGAATCCATGCTGGCGTGAAAGCTCAAGTTCTTGAAAAACGTGTGCTGGAAGTTCGCGCTCCGGCCAGGCAGCCCGCCATAGCGCTCGACCTTCGCCAGCGTCTCATCGCTCGCGATCCGGCGCATGATGCCCCAATCAACCGTCTGTCCGGTAGTATACGGCACCATCGCCTTTTCTGCCGCCTTCGGCCCCGCAGCCTCTTTCGCCAATAGTTCGAGCTCACGCGGCAGCGGCACACGCAATCCAGTCTTGAATGCCTGCTTGGAAGCCTGGAACGCTTGCGGGATGCTGCTGATGATCGCGCGCTGAGCAGCGCCGATTTCTCCGAAAAGGACCGGATCGGGATTGCCGCGAATCCTGTCAAACATAGCAGCTATGGTTGGAGCGACGACACGCTCCAATTCCATGAACATCAGGTTGGTGCCGGTGTAGAACGTATGGGTAATGACGCCGGAGATCAGCGCTTGCGACACAGCCCAATGCAGCCAGCCCGGCCCCTTGCCGCGCATGTTGGTCAACGCCCGCGCCATACCCTCATCGTCAAGCCCGCGCGTAGCACGAGCAAAATCCGCCATGTCTTTCGGCGTGCGGCCCTTGCTCGCCAGCAATTCATTGATAAGCCTTGCCTTGTCCAAAAACTTGGTGAGATTTTCTGCAGCCCCAACCATGTCGCGGAGCTCTTGCGGCATTGCCGCCTTCGGCTCTTTGCCCGCCTTCACGCCGGCGGTGACATTTCGCTCCGCCTCGGAAATAAGCGCATTGAAACTTGCCAGCGGGCTTCGTGGAGCAGCTTCCTTGCCTTCCTCATGAAGTTGCCGGAGCGGCCGGACACTCAAGGCGGGAGGCTCGCCTGCTTGCGGGCGGCGCATCAGATTGACGACAGCCTCCGAGGTCTTGATCAACTCCTTAACCTCGGGAGATACTTCTGGTGTTTTTTCACCGGGGGTCTTTGATTTGTGGGCTTCGACCAAATCCTCGGCAGTCTTGATCAGCTGCATCAATCCGAGCGGCCCTTCCTCCTCTGTGGCCGGTGTTTTCTCGCCAGGCGCCTTCGGCTTGGCAGCGCGCGCCGCCTTGTCGGCAAATTCACGCGCCGCATGAACAACGTCGGTGACTTCTTTCGGGGCCTGCGTCTTGAAATCCTCTGCTAATCCAGACGAAGGCCCTTTGCCGGCTTCCAGCAGGTCGCGCAGCGCGTGTCCTGTCCTGCCCCACTCGGCACGCAACCCGACCGTATATTCCAGCACGTAATCGCGCCGCACTTCCGCTTCGAGCATCTTACCGATGTTCTCAATCGACGGGTCATCCTCGACCAGGCCCTTGGCCGCCTTGAAGTCCTGCAACGCCACATCAAGCGCTTGCTTGACCATCCTGATTTTGTCAGGCGTGTTGAATTTTGCCGACAACTCCGCAACGTCGATCTTTGCAGCATTGATGCCGGCCGCCTTGGCAACAACCTCGACATGCTCCGGTGGAACACTGCCGGCGCGCGCCTCCGGGAAATTGTTGTTTTCCTCTGCTGCTCGTTCAATGAACGGCTTGACATCCTCCGGCTCTTTGACGCGCGACACCCAATCCTTGAACCGCGCTTCCCATGCGCCGATCGGCTCGCCGGCCGGTGTCATGGTGATCTTGTCGTCCGGCCGGCGCGATGCCGGGATGGCGCGCTGCGCAGCCGTGGCCGGCTTCTCGTCCACCGGCAAATCCTTCTCCGGCCCGATCACCCCGAGGCTCCTGGCCTGCTGCAGCACCGGCTCGGCACTACGCGGCTGCAGTTCCGGCGCATTGCGGATGATGTCCCGCGCCCGCGCCATTTCCTCCGGCGTTGGCTGCGCCTCGGCTATCGCCTCATCGTGTGCGCGGCCAGGCTGCGAGCCGGGATACGGCTTGTCGTAGAGATCGGCCGGAATGTCGGTCGCATTTTCGTGCTGAATGCGCGGCAGCCACTTTGCTTGCTCGGCCTCAGCGGCTTCCTGGTCAATGCCGTGCGCGCGATACCATGCCTGCTCTGCCGGCTCGGCCCAACCGAAATGTGCCGTGCGGTAGGCCTGCTCCGGCGCCATGCCGTTCTCGATCAGTATCTCCATGACCGTCTGCTCGACGTTCTCATGAACAATCCATGGGTCGGCAGGATCGAAAGTGATGCCGTTGACGGTCTGTGTTTTTGGTACGCTCTTTTCGACATAGATCGTAGGATTAGCCAGCGGGGCCGAGCCGCCAGCCATATAAGGAATGGTATGTGAGCGATCAACAATTGGACGATCAATGACCGTCTGCGTCAGCGGATGATTGATTACCATGTCGATGAGGGGATCGCCGGTTTGCGCGGCCTCCGAGCGGCGCAACGGCGCAATATTGTCCGAGCGAGGCTTCGCATACTCAAGAACTTGGCGCTTATGCTTTATCCACTCCTCCCTCAAATGCGGCGGAATGTAGGACGGAACCTTGATTTCCGGTTCCGGCGCGCCTGCCGGCGGCTTGATCGGCGGCTCCGGCACCGTGCCCGCGATCGGCGGCTCAAGCTTCACACCGTCAGAACTGCCGGTGCGCGCAAACGCATCGAGGCGCACTGCTGCGCTCGACATCACCGTATCGTTAAACTCCTGCAGGATCGGCACGATTTTCTTGGCGAACGGGAACTTGGTGCCGGTGCCCATGGTGAGCATCGCACCAGCTATCCCGCCCTCGATCTCCTGCTCCGGTGTGATCGGCTTGCCAGCCGCGGCCTCGCCATAGACTTTGAATGGCGCGACCAGGTTTTCCAATTCTTGCTTGGTCCCGCGCCAGAGTGCAGCACGGCCTTCCGGGGTGCCGAGGAGGTTGAAGAATTGCGGAACGGTTTCTGCCAGTTCACCCGGCGCGTGGATCAGCCCGCCCACACGCTTTGGCGGCTGCGATGCCTGCTCGTAGCTGAGCTCTCCGGGTTGGGCGGCCTGCTCGTAACTCAACTCGCCCGACTGCGGCGCCGCCTCCTCATAGCTCAAATCGTCGGCCACTTACATTTCCCCAGGCTTCAATGCCGCCGGCTTCACAAGCTTGAAGCCGGTTCCGGTCCAAGTGCCAGGGCCGCCGGAGGTCTCGTAGGTCTGGCCGACCACCAGCTTGTCCTTGGGTGGCAACGTTGGCACTTTGGGCGCCGAGACCGCCGGACTTACCGTCGCCGGCAATGGCGCACCGATGCCGCCCGCGCCTTGTATTCGCTGCGCGATCGGCGACTTGAACGACTGCAGCGCAGCATCAGAGCCCATGTATTCCGGCGAGTTCGGATCAAACACAGCCATCCGGTCCTTGCCCTGCTGCTGCAGTTTGTCCATGCGCGTCTTGAGCTCGTACTGCCAGCGATACATGCGATCGGCATCGCCGGGCATATTGAAACGCATCAGGATCTTTTGCACTTTTTGAGTGAGTTCTTTCTTGAAATAATCCAACTGCCTTCCATCCGGGGTGTTATGTTGTGCGAGTTCATTGCGCAGGAAATTAAAGTCGCTGTTGCGCAGTTGGCCGGCGCCGTATGCCTGATACAGCGGGTTAGCATCGGTCACCTTGCCGGCATGAATGTCGGACATGAGCTGCATCGAGGTTTCGTGCGAAACCCCTTCGGACGGCTCCGTCTTGCCGCGCCGGGCTGTGACCGCTTCGCCATAAGAAATCAATGTGTGAATGCGGCCAGGCTCAAGCCCCGCACCGGGATGTTTTGTAAGCTCCCTAACTTGGTCCCAAAACTCGGCCGGCATATTCGGAGCATCCCCCGGCTTGTTCGGAATTGTGGTTCCCATCAGCGTCTCGACCTTGGTATTAAAGTCAATGCGATTGTTGTGATCTCTTTCCGCACGATCGCTCTTTTCCTGCTGATCATTCAAGTGCCTATAATACTGTGCCGACTTTTGAAGCTGATCAATTTCGTGCGCATTGATGTAATCTGGATATTTGCCGACAATCCCCGCTGCTGCAGCATTAGGATCGGCCGCATTCTCGATCGCACCCAAGGCGGCGCCCTGAACGATGTCGCGCTTGACCTTGTAGAGATATTCCGTCTTGGCCTTGGCTGCAGCGGCACCCTTCAAGCCCGGTGATGACTCGACAATACCGTTGATACCATCTTCGGCACTCTTGAGCAGGAAGTCGACATTGTGGCCGGTCGGGTCGCTGCGCGCCGCATTGGTCAGATTGGACGACATCTTGGTCAGGTTGACCTGCACCGCATCGCCCGCGAGCGTCGCAGTGTCGGCCGTCGTTTTCTCGTATAGATGATGTCTTAGATTATCGACCTGCTTGCGCGCGTAGTCCCGGCCGCTATTGGTCTGAAACCCCTGGACATACTTTTCCGCCCACGGCTCGAACTTCTGCTCGAAGAACCCCGGTTGCAAAGCCTGATTGGCGTTCGGGTCCGCATTCTTGACCGTATCGTTCCATTGCTCGGTGATGTCGTTCGCCGCCTGGGCGAAGTTCGCCGAGCCCTGCGAGATTTCCTGATGTGCCCGCAGATCGACAGCCGCATCGAGCGCACCGCCCAAAGCCTCGGCACTGCGGCCGAAGGCACCGAACTTCGCTTTCTCGGCCCCGGCGAGGGTTTCTGCCGCACGCGCCTTGTCCTGTGCGGTGCGAGTGATTGCCTCCGCGGCTTGATTGTAGAACGCGCCGATGCGCCGGCCGGCTTGCGCAAATGCCTCGACGCCCGTTTCGGTCGGGCGCAGCTTGTCTTCCTCGGCGGTATATTCTTTGATCTGCGGCATTTGTCTATAGCCCCGGTATCAGTCCAAGCACACCGCCGGCAATCTTGGCGATACCGGCTATCTCATCACCCTCGCCCTGAACCCTCGCAGCCTCGGCGCTTTGTTGATAAGCCTTCGACACATCGATCTCACCGACGCTGGCCTCCTCCTCCGCCGTAGCGGCAATGCCGGCGGCCTGCTGCATGGAGCGATACGACTGCGCCTGTTCCTTGAAGCCCGCCTCGGTGATGACACCCTGTTGCATCAGTACACCGCGGTTCAACTGCGCTTGCGATACCGACGAACGCAGGATGTCGCCGGCCGAACCGCCGCCGGAGCTCCCGAGCGCAGCAGCACCCGCGCGCTGCGTTCCTGTCGTCAGGAATTGTTGGCGCTGTGACTGCGCGACCTGGATTTTTGTCGACTGTTCGGTGAACTGCGCGTTGAGATCGGCCAGGTCCGCCGCCGTGCCGTACATCCGGCCTTCGACAATGTCGCCCTGCGCGCGGAGTAGATCGGCCTCCTCGGTCGTGAGCGCCGCAGCAGATTGCTCCTCAAAAGCCGCGGCCTGATAGCCCGTCGCTTCGGCAGCAAAAAGATCACTGACGCCGGCGCCGATGCTGCTGAATCCGCTTGAGAGTGCCATGGCCTAAACGTCCTGCGTCTCGATCATGCCGCCGATCGCCGGGATGAGCACCGGAACCGGCCGCGTGACCTGGAAGAACAGCCCGCCGTCGAACGAATAATCGTCGCGTATGCGCTCCTGATACACGCCGGAGAACAGTTGCGGAAGCGGATAGCTTGCTTGCGTGTCGGATCGGAACAGCACCGGGTCGAGTTTCGCCGATAGCGTCCCGACGGAAAGGCCGTTCGTCTGCACCGCCTGCAGCGCGTAGATGTGGTTGCGCCGCTTCTTGCCGAGCGCCGGTCCTGCTCGTGCGCCGCTTTCCGCCGGCGATACCGGGCGCAGCAATTGCCCTTGCGACGTATAGGTGAAGCCGACGACGAGCGGAAATTGGCCGGCCGGAAAGGAATTGACAAACGCCAGAGTGAACAGGCCGTTGGCAGTGCCGGCGGCAATACCATCACCGAATGGAACCGTCACCGATCCGTTCGCAACAACAAAGTCGCCGCAATCAAGGCCGCCGGCGAATACCGTGACCGTCTTGTTGTTCAAGTGCCACAGACCGTAGATCGTCAGCGACGTGGTCGGCTTGCCGCCGAAGTTGGTATACGGCGGCCGTGGATAGCCGCCAGGGCCGAGAACGGTGACCGCACCGGATAGTGCCGGCTGCAATGTCGGGCTGTTGGTGTAGTTCGTCGGCGTCACCGCATCATCGAGCAGCCAGGCGTTCGCATAGTTGTCGGTTTCCTCGAAATAGTCGGCGAGCATTTCAACGTGGCGGATGCCGGTCGTGATATCGTTGGTGACCATGAACAGCGAGTCGAGCGTACCGAATTGCGACGGGCCGGTTGCGATGCTCTCGACCACCCGCCCCGAGCCGAGCTGATGCCGGTGCCAGCCGTAAAACGTCGGCCCCTGCGAGGTCATGAGCGTGTCGCGCTTGTAGGTGCAGCCGATCAGCGAACCGTCGCCGCAGCGCGCCCACACGGTCGGCGTTATTTCCTGCTGGTAGCGTATTTCCGTAATGCCCGCTTTAGCCAAATGCTGCGCCCGATTGAGCAGGTTCGGGATCGTGAACTTGCCGCTGAAGATGTCGGCGAACAGTTCCAGCACCTTGCGCTGCCGCCGCTGCACGACGACAAGGGTGTGCTCGGTATGGACCGGCTCCACATTGGCACACTTCGCCCGCGTGACACGGTTTGCCTGCATGGTGCCCGGCGTGAGCGGCGCCCCGGCAACGCCGGACTGAATGAGCCATTCGCCGCCCTCGGTGCCGACAGCGATCCCTTGCGCGATCGGCGACATCCAGAAGGTCGAGTTGACATCTTGCGCGCTGGCAATGAACGAGATCGCGTTGTCGTCGGCGACCGTGCCATCCTCGCCGGTCGGTGCAAAATTGAAGATGTCGTTGGCGACACTGGCATCCCAACGGTTCGGGATGGAACCGCCGAGCCAGAGACGGCCCTGATCATAGCAGCCGCAGCGCGGCCAGCCGATCGAGTTGCCGAATACGCCGGCGCGCCAGGTGTTGACTACAGTACCAGGCGGATAGAGTAGAGGATCACCGGCAAGCTGGATGGTAACAACCGAACCATTGCTGACGCTCGGCGTGAAAAATTCGATCTGCGCGATGTCCAGGCCGAAGTTGTATAAATGAGTCCCGTCGTCATTGAACGGGGGTGCTCCAGTCGCCGACACATGAACCCACACATAATTCCAGGCAGTCGACTGATCTCTCGATGTGATGGACACCGAGCCATCGAACGCATCGCTGACAGAGGCCGTACCGAGACGAGTGCCGTCGCCCGAAAATGAAGGCGCCGTCTGCTTGGCCCGCAACTCGAAAGAAATGCCGTAATATCCGGCGTTGCCCCATCCCACATCATTCGAGGGAATGACCGTGCAGGACTGAATGACCTTCGGCGATCCGCTAAAATTCGCGCCACCGAAGCCATCGGCGGAACCGCCCGGTGCCGCTGCAACAAATGTCCAGACCGATGCGACTGTCGGGTTGTTAGGGCCGAGCAGCGTCCATTGAGCGCCCGGAGGGGCAGGAAGTGGACCAGTAGTTTTTGGCTGCCAATAAGACCCGAGATAATCGGCAACATTGCCGGCACCCCAGGCAGTGGCGGGAGTCCAAGGAATGATGGTTTTGGAGGCAGTGAAGAAATTAGTGCCGTAGACTACTTCGTAGCCGGCATTGATCTGCACCCCGTTCACGAATGGAGGATGAGTTTCCACCACATCGGAGACGAAGGCGCAATTGGTCGAGCTCTTGCCGACCGTGCCGTCGAATGCACTCGATAGCTGGCCGAGATTACCGACCGTCGCACCGACATTCGCCAGGCCGGTGCCGGAAATCGAAATGATCCGGCCCCAGGTCCACAACGCGTAATTGATGCCGGTGACCGGCGTCCAGCTGGCCGGATCAGAACCGGGAATGATACCGCTGATGCTGGCGCTGGTGGTGACACACAGCCAATAGCCGTCATTGTTCTTGACGACATTGCCCTTGGTGTAGGTCGAGCCCGGCGCCCATGGTGAAGGCTCGGAGAACAGCCGAATGTGCCGGCCGATGTCGGCATTGGTAAAGCCGTGCGGGCCGGCCGGGGCGCCACCGTTGACCGGCGTCCAGAATGCCGGCGAGCTTGCAGGCGTGTTGCCGAGGTTGGCGTCCTGCAGCGATTGATAGCCTTGGCCGGCAGAAACGACATAATCGTTCAGGCTGTAGGAAGTCGTCGCCGAATACACCTGGAAAGAAAACGTCAGCGTGACGTTGCCCTGCTGCGCATTGTAAGTGACGATCGAGCCGTTGAACGGATCGAGATAAGGCCCATCGGCAAACTCGGACGGCAGCATGGTGAACACCGGCGGAATGACGCCGGGAACCGACGTGAGATCGAGCACCTGAGGCTGCGCGCCGTTGAGCAGGACGGCCTGCGTTTCCGCCTGGACCGATATGATGCTCTGCCAGGACTTGAGATTGTACGGCGTCGTATATTCAAGCACGCGCGACACTGTGCCGGATACGAAAGCGCCGAGCGTTGCACCGTTGATATTGGCGCCGGTGATGGCGTCCTGCAGGGAGAAGTGCGTCGAGTCGGTAACGGTGATCAGGAACTGACGGTTCTGCAATAGCGGATTGTTGAAGCCGAGACCGCTGAACATCACCGTATTGCCGGTCGACCAGCCATGCGCCATCGAAGTCTGCACGACAGCCGGATTAGCCGTCGAGATCGAGGAAACCGTCTGCGCGTCGTTCGTGGTACAGAGCGCGACGTTGACGCCATTGAAGGCATATGCCCGCAGGAACCCGTCGGTAAATTCGAGCATCAGCGGCTCGCTCTCGTTCACCGCAAACGAAAGCATCCGGCCAGGCGCGCCGCCGCGTGTGGTCTGCAGAAACATCGAGCCGCTGCGGCGCGCGATTGCACCCTGCTCGGTCGGGAACATATTGAGGCAGACATTCATCGCGATCCGGTAATGCGGATCGTCGTGCCGGCCCTGGTAGGTCTGTGACCACTCCCCGCCGTGAAAGCCAGGTTGGACGTAAGCGGTTTCGCCCATGTCAGTACCGGCAGGCGATGAGATCGTCGAGCGGCGGTTGCTCCGGCCCTTGTTCAATGGCGTTCGCCGTCCGGGCGCGGGTCATGAAATTATCGTAGACTTTGGCGATTGTGCCGATCTTACCCTCGGATTGCGTGAGTCCCGGCGCGATCTCCATGCCGATGCGGGCCGCCAGCCCCTCGCAGAACATATCGTCGAACTGCGTCACATCCTGCACGTCGGCGACGAAGCGGAACACGATCGGCCCGGCGTCCATCGACGTGATGTATTGCCCGCTATAGGTCCAATCGGTGAGCGGCAGGTTGCCCGGTGCGCCGAGCCAGGAGAAGTTGCCGGCCTTCGGCATCTGCGGCGCGCGGCGCAGGTAGTTGGCCGGCAGGCGAAACAGATTTTGCTTCCCCGTTTGCAGGTTGAACCCTTCACCAAGCGGATAGGACACGTTCAAGGCTGTAAGCCCGACGCCGCTCGGAAAGCCGGCGCCGCCGATCTGGACCAACAGCGGATTGCCGGCGCCCTGAACGAAAGTGCTCGTCCATTGCGCCGGCGAGGTCGCCGGCGGATTGCCGGTGTTGAAATCGGCCAAACTCAAATAAGCCGTAGCGCCGGAGCATAGCACCCAAAAGGCCGAGGCGGCCGCGTTCGGCACGTTGCCGGTGTTGGCGGACGCGATCGCGAGGTAGATCGAGCCGTTGAACATGACAAAGGAGCCGGACGAATAGGTGGCTGTCCGGTGCCACTCGTCGATCGGCGTCGTGCCCGGCAGTATCGGCGGCGAGAAAGCAGTGGCCGGCAACATGACCGAGGGCAGCGTCAGTGTCGGCATCAGTTGCCACTTGGCCGGCGAGGATTGCGGTGTGTTGCCGATATTGCTGCCGGCCAGGGACGAATAGACATTGCCGTCGGTGCCGGTGACGCTCTGACCAGCAGCATAGGCCGTGCCGGACGCATAAGCCGGGAACACCACGGCAACCTGATCGGTCATGTAGGTCGTATTCACCGACCACAGGTTCGGCAATGCCGGATGGATCGAGTTGTCGACGAGGGCCTTGTAAATGAGCACCGTGCCATCGCCGGCCGCGGTGTAGACGATCTCACCGGAGAAGTAGACGGCGCCGGAATCGAAGAGCGCCGCCGTCATCGGGCCGAAGTAGGGAGTCCATGCAGCCGTGTTCTGCGGCTGGTTGTTCAGGTTGTCCCGGAGCACGGATTCCCAAATCGTGCCGGAGGCGTCGACCACGATCGAGCCGGCAAAATAGGTGACGGCCGAGCTCCATAGCGTCGGTGCGAGCAAAGCGGTATTGGAATCGATCGAACGCAGTGCCGACCTGCGCGTGGCAAAGGTCCAGACGTTCTCGCGGAGCTCGGCACGCCGTAGTTTGCCGTAGGTGCGGGCGACCAGGCGGGCGCGCTGGCTCTGCTCGGTGAAGCCAGCCGTCTGATCCATGGCATCGGCGCCACAATGATCGAGGGCACGGTTGCCGATGTCGACGGGGTTTAGAAACTCCGGCATGGCTAGATCATCCTCATCGGCGTTTTAGGATTTCACAATGGCGGTGCCGTATTGCAGCAGATCGTATTTGATGATGCCTGCGTCGGTGATGGTTTCGATAACGACGATAGGTGTCTGACTCAGATTATCGCCCGACATATCGGTATCGAAGAACCATTCGACCAACCCGTACAACCACGTCCCACTGGTAATTGCCGGCAGCGTGTCGCCGGCGACCCCGCCAGTCCACGCGCCCGCCGCCCACGAGCGCACCCCGGCTGTCTTGGCATTGACAACAAGAGTGGGTGAAGCCGCGCCGGCAAAAGTTCCGCCGGGGTAAGTGTTGAACCCGGCAAAATTCACGTTCTCCGAACCATTGGCCCCGGTATAAGCGCGCAGCACATTGATGTTGATCGACACGAGAGTGCCATAGGTTTCGCTGTTGGGAGCGGACTGCGAAAGTCTGTTCCCGGTCAGCACGATGCGTGAATACGAGAACCCGACTCCTTCGTCTTTGAACGGATTACTGTTGTTCTCCCAATTCTGCACGAGTTGTGCGCCGCGGCAATTCTTGAATGTTATTTTTCCATAGGGGTGCTGCGATATGACTGTGGGCAAAAACGCGGAGCTGGGGTCGGTGCCCTGGGTCCATGTAGGTAACGATGCAAGCGTCGTGTCGATGTGAACATTGCCTGTACTTGGCACCGTTGAGCTGTCCCCCCGTACATCCAGCACGGTGAAGAATGGGGGCGAAAAATTAAACCCGCCACCGCCTTGAAAGAAGCATTTGGCTCCCGGACAGGCCCAGGGCACTTGACTGACGCCGCCAGTGTTTGCTTTGCTGAAGGTGCCGTTTGAGAAAGTGTATGCTGAAAGCAGCTCGGCCCCGCCAAAAGCATTACTCCAGCCCGTAAAGCTGATGTCGCCTATATAGCTGTTCTCGACGTACAAACTTTCCATGACGCCGGAAACGCGTGGTGTTGGAATGAGTGAGCCTATGTAAGAATCCCGAATGTAGGTGTTCTTAGGCGTGCCCGCGAGAGTTTCAATATCGCAACCTTCGATGATAAGTTGATTAATCGATCCGCTCTGGAACAACAAAGTATTGTAATATCCGCCAATTTTGCAGTTGCGGTACACCAGCCGTTCAAAATTCTTATCAAGCTCGATCTCGCTGCCGCCCTCTATCAGACAATTATCCCAGGTAACATATCGGCAGACTGTGGGATTGGGCCGGTTAGTTGACTGCAACCCGGGCCAACTGCAATCTTTATAATAAATATCGCGGATGTTGGTGAAATCCGCCAAGTTTAGAAATTTTACCCCGCAGATGAGAAAATCCGCATCCCAAGTGCCGCGGGGCATTCGATAGATTCTAGCGGGGCCGCCCTCGTTCTGGCCGGACGTGTTGGTGGCCGTGTAATATGGATAAGTGCTTTTATATGGGCCGCCTTTAAGGGGGCTGTCCAGGAAAACAGTCGTCCCGCTGATCGTTGTGATCTGCACGTACTCGAAATACTGAAAGGTCGGCGGGATGGAGTTTCCGCCTACTTCCATGCTGAGGGCACCCACCATGATCCAATCGCCACCAGTAAATTTGGAGGCGTCGCCAATGTCAGACAACGTTAGCTGAGTATCGCCCGCATTCGCGGTTGCGATGAACCCGGAAAGTGCCGTTGTATAAGAGGCGCTGTCATTGACGCCACCAAATGAATTTATCGCGTCGAGAGTCGCGCCATAGCCGATAATCGTCAGTTTTTTGATCCCCATCCAGAGCCCAAGCCAATTTGACCCTGAACGGTAGTGCTTACCCGGCGGCAAAAAGAGGCAGACTTCCTTTCCTTGGTACGCCTTGGTAAACCTTTGGAAAGCTGGGCCGTCGTCGGCCACCCCATCCCCAACTGCTCCAAAGCTGTCATTGATGTTAACCCAGCCAGCGCTAATCGCACTCGGATTGCTGTAGGTCAGCGGTTGCCACAATGTGATCTGCGACAGCGGAGTGAAGCCAGCGGGAACAGACAACCCCGCCGCCGCCGGGTCGATCGTCGCGGCATCGCCGTTCACCCAAAGCTGCGCAATGATCCTCGCGGTAGTCACGTCAAAGGTGAAAGACACACCGCCGGTGCCGGCGGCAGGATTATTGGCGGGGTTACCATTCCAATTACCGCCATTTGGCTTGACCCACATCTTTTTCGCAACGGGATCAATCGCGACGTAGTTAAGCCCGTTACCGATCGTGCTGCTGCCGGAAAGGGGAACCGCATTGTTCACGAAGTAATAGAAGGCTAGATTTTCGACGTAGTAGGCGATACCGGCGGACGGATTAGGAGAACCAAGGAACATTCCGTTACCGAGGGTCTGCGCATCGTTGCCGATGCCGAAGCCGGAGTCTCCGCTGAGGTCCATGCTCGTCGTGATGGCGAACACATACTTCTGTGTTGCGGGCAAAATGCTCGCGCTCGCCACGCCAGCCTGTGCCCCAGGAGAAACAATGTTTGGATAGGTGGAATCGTTTCTCGTTGCTATCCGATCAGAGCCGGAGAGTACAACAGGCCCCGCCGCCAAATCTTCAGACCACGAATAGGATGGTATCTGCGCAACCGACAACAACTGCGTAGTCGGATTGAACCAGAGCTGTCCGGCCTGCGGATTGGCCAGAGCCGAGGTGGATACAACAACATTCACGCCGGCCAACAGCGCTGGCGGAAAGAGCTGATCCGTAGAAGGAATTGCCGGGTCAAAACCGACCAGCCCGGCATTGGGACCGATACTGGTGGCCAGTGGAAACGAAGAAAGTTTGCTCGACATTTACGTCTCGGGCACAAGCACAGTCGTGCCGTCCTCGGCAACAAGGACAGTCACGCCGTCTTCGGCGACGAGAGTGTTTGTCGTTGGAGGCGCCGACGTGGCCCCCATAAGCAGTATCCACGGCGGTTTATTCTGCATTACCGCCGCACCCTAGACGATCACGAACACGTCGCCGTTTGCCGGCGCGTGCGTCATGGCCGTGAAGCTGATCGTCGGCGTCGGCCCGGTGGTGCTGCCGGTGATATTCGACGCCTGCGCCTGCACGTTGGCCGTGCCGGTGTTGCCGAGGAAGATGATGGTGCGGCCGATCAGCTGGCCGCTGTCGGTCAGCGACGAGGGATTGTTCAGCGTGCCGACGACGGCTGTCGATGTCGAGCCGCCCGAGCATGTGCCCCAGCAGATCGACTGCGTGGATTTTGCCAGAGCTTGCGCGGCGGTCGCATTGCCGTTGATGTCCTCGACATCGACTTTGGGAAGGCCGTTGGCGTCCGCCTGGTCGGTGTGGAAGTCCAGGTTTTCCGGGACGGCGCTCGTTGCCGTAAACAGGAAACCGACATCGGTGGCATTCGTCTCGCTCTGCGTAGGCGCGTAGTTGTATTGACCGTTGCCGGCTTCGGTCACGGTGCCGCTGCCGCTGGCCTGCGCACCATTGTCTTTCACAACCTTCACCGCCACAGTGGCTCCCGTCAGCGCCGCGCCGGTCGAGGCATTGATCAGCGCGAACGTGATGTTCTGACTGGCAACGTTCTTGAGAAGGGAAGCCATTCACCAACTCCCAAAACCAGAGGGCGCTGCGAAAGCGAAAGCGCTGGCGCCGAAGTCTAGCGTCACGACCTGAGTTGCAAGCTCCATATTCACGGTGGCGAAATATGGCCCGGCGGCGAGAACAGATAAGGCGAACCCGCCGGTGTTCGTTGCCGGATTGGCGCTGCCGCTATTGTTCCAATTGCCGCCATTCAACCGGAAATAGATTTTTCCATTGTCGAAGTCGGCCGCCATGCAAATAACGTCGCCTTGGGCGAGGTTGGTTGATGCCCACTGAGCGCCAGCAGAGCCGGCTGTCCATACTCTTTGAGTAAAAGCACCAATGCCATTGGTGTCCATGCCGACGAAGCTGTTGTTCAATCCACCGCTGGCATTCATTATGCCAAAAGCAATCGTAGTCAGATCGAATATGTTGGTAATCGTCATTTCAGCGTAGAATTTTCCGCTGGAATGAGAAGCGACCGAGCGGCAGTTGTCACCATTGCTGCCGCTGGGCGTTCCTTCCGTGGCGACGAGATTCCCCCCCGAGAGCGCGATACCCGTTCCGCAATGGGAGGGGTCCAAAGTTGTTGTTGAAGAGACCGGATGGAAAATGTTCGGCGACACGACCGGGCTGCCGCCGCCCTCGATGCTTTGGCCAAAGGCCGCCCCGGCTAGAGCAAACAGGAGTATAACAGGAGGCAGAATTTTCAGCACCGCCTAGCTCCAGTCGACTTGCCACGATCTGATGTTCATCGAACCCGATCCGCCCCACACTTCCGCACCAAATTCAAAGCCATATGCATATTCGTTCCCGGTCAGCGTGCCCTTGGCGATCAACTGCTGATAAAGCGCCCGCCAATCGACCGTCACTTTGCCGATCAACGCCTTCTTCGGGTAGATCAGGATTGACGGGATGTATTGACTGGTCGTTCCCGCCGGGGTGAAATTGGCCTTGGGATTGACCAGCACGTCGGCTGCGAACGGTTGCGTGATGCTGTAGACATAAAATTGATTCTGACTCGGTACCGAACCGTCGGCCAGCGGCTCCAACAGCAATTCAACCTCGAACAACTGAGCCGGCGACGGCGGCGGCGCCTGATGCAGGAGGGGATGAGCATAGAGCCACATTTCATTCAGCACGTCGTACTGCGCGGGATTGGCGGAAATGGAGTAGTCGAACTTGCAAGAAAGTGTCTTGAAGGCATTGAGTTGCACGCCGGGGATGACTTCCACGCCGGAATATTGATTGCCCCACGCCAAACCCGGATAGCTGTAAACTCTGCCATTCGGCGCGGGCCAGTTCCAACGCAACCTCGTATTGGCCGGAAAATTTGTCGGATCATAAGTAATCGATTGGGCCCCACCTGAGCCGAATATGTCCTGCCGCGCCCAAAAAGGACCGCCGGGGATGTAGTCGCTAGTGGTGGTGACAAGCATTGGGCGCCTCATGCCCCCCCATTAGTGGAGGTCACGGGCCGCGCAACGCACCAAGGCTAGGCGGCCTTGCGCTTCTCGACCAGGTGCTCGAACTCCGCGAAAAGCGCCTTGAGCGGCGTGCCCCAGTCGAACGGCTTCGGCTGGCGGAAGATGGTCATGCTGTCGTACCAGGGTGTGTCAGAGGTCGCCTTGCCCCATGGCCACAGCGCATCGAAGCGCACCAGGTTCCACACCGGCACGCCCATGGCGCCGGCCAGATGGGCAACGGCCGTATCGACGGTGATCACCAGGTCGAGCTGACTGATCCACCAGGCCGTGTCGGCGAAGTCGGTCACTCCCGGCATCGGGTCTTTGACCCCGAGCTCGGCCAAAGCTTCCTTGTCATTGTGGGTCTGCTGCAGGCACACAAGCGTCACGCCGGGCCGCGCCAGCGGGGCAAGGTGCTTGAAGGTCAGGCTCTTTTGCTTCGCCACATCGGCGACCGACGGCTGCAGGTCGCGCTTGCCGGAAGCCCAGCAGAGGCCGACTTTGAGCCCCTCCGGCCACTTGAGATTGACGCCGGTGTGCTTGGCCATGAGGTAATTGTCGCCAAGCGGGATCTCCGCCGGATCGATGTCGACGAAGGCCGGCACGTCGAGGAGCGCAGCCATATAGTCCGGCTTCCACGGCGGTTCATCGTACTGCAGGATCACCGCATCGGCGAAGCCGAGGCTTTCGCGGGCTAGCCGGTACATCGGCGGCCGAACGGATACGATCACGCGGGCTCTGCGCTGCTGCTTCATCGGCCACGCGAACCGATAAGACATGATCTCATCGCCGAAGCCCTGCTCGGTATAGAGCAGGATCGTCTTGCCGACCAACGGCTCGCCGCGCCAGATCGGATAGTTCAAGGTTGGCCGCGTCGGAAAACCGGGCGCATTGAATCTATGCCGGTAGCGGTTGAAGCCGTCTTTCCAGCGGCCCTCGGCGATCAGGACAACCCCGAGGTTGGCATAAATCTGCGGGTTGTCCACACCGCCGATCTTCTCCGCCGCCTCGAAATGCTCGATGGCTTCCGGCACCTTCATCAGCGCGGAGAGGAGGTTGCCATAATTGTAATGAGCCTCGAAGGTCGGCTCGATCGCCAGCGAGCGCTCGAAACTCTCGGCGCTTTCCTTGTACATGCGGGCGCCCATGGCATCGATGCCGCGGTTGCACCACAGGTCGTGCCGCCCGGACGCCAGCTGGATGGCAAAGCCGTGGTGCAGCATGGCATTGAAGGAGCGGCCGCAGTCGGCTTCGAGGCGCCCGCGCACTGCCCAGGCATCGGCAATGCGGGGATCGAGCCGCAGCACTTCGGTCAGAATTTCACAGGCTTCCTCGCGCCTGCCATTGCGGAGCACGGTTATTGCCGTCTCAAAAAGGTATCTGGCTGGCTGCACGGCGAATCAGTAAATAGACGATTTGGCCTACTGTTGGTAGCCCCAGGCGTTGACATCCACAGCCGTGGCAGTGCCGTCCGCCGTGGTGACGATCGCGATCGAGGTATTCACCGCCTTGGCGGGGATGCAAGGCGAAAACCCTTGAGAAAAGAAGTTGCCCGAAGCTGTTGCCGCAAGCTGAAGGGTGAAGGTGATATTGCCAATCAGGTTGCTGATGGTGACCGGGCCAACCGTGGCCGTACCGCCGAGCGCCGAGATTGTAACGCCGCACAGCCAGGTGGTCCGGCCAGCAGCGGCCGGCATGGTGGCAGTAACGGCGCCAGTTGAGCCGGCTCCGATTGCCACAGTCGGAATGGCATTCGTCGGATAGGGGTTCGATGCGCCGCTGTTCGGCGAGATCGTAACGACCTGCGCCTTTTTGTCGGCACCCGGTGCAACAAACGGTCCTGCAACGTCCGGTGCCGGAATGTCGGTGAACTGGCAGGGCGCCGCCTTACCCTGCTGATTGAGGCAAGGGTACTGGAGCGGCCGCTCGATCGCACCGGAGAACGGGGCCTGCCCAAGCGCGGGCGCTACGATGAGCGCCGCCAGAGCAGCGAGGAGGAGCCAAGCCTTCACGGTGCCTCCATTACGGCGCGAAGTAGGCGAACACTGTTGCCTGATAGGCGTTGTTCGTAGCCGATGCCGGCGACACGACAGTCACGGCGGTCCCTGGTGAGCTCGACTTGAGCGGCGTGGCGAACGGGATTTGCCAATGCTGGCAGATTTCAGCGGTGGCGGCGATGGCCATGCCAAAAGTCGGCGACCCGGTGATGCCGGTCGTGGTGAATGTTGTTGGCGTGGTCGCACTGCCGGTGCCGTTGGTACAGACATCGAAGGCGATGGCGGTGATATAGACGAACTGCCCGGCCGGCGGCGTGCAGGTAGTTGTCTCCTGCTGCGCGACAGCAAAAGCCGCAGAGTAACCACATGAGATGGTTGCCGCATTGATGGCAGTCGGAGATTGCTGAACTGCGACCTGGGCGGAAGCGGCCGAGGCCCAAAGCAGCGCCGCACAGAGAACAAGGAATTTCCGCATAGCTTTCCCCTTACGATGGCGGGCCGGAGGGCTGCGTAGTCAGATCGACCGTGGTGCCGTTCTGCATGATGGCGCGCTGGAATGCTTTCAGCGCCAGGAAGATGTCCTGATCGTTCAAGTTTTTGCTGTTCGCATCGAGCACATTGAACCGGAGCTCGATGTCGAGCGTGCCGGGCGCAGACGTGCCGACGGTGATGTCGGACATTTGCGTGCCCGACACCCCGCGCCTGATGGAGAAGGAGACTGCAGTCATTCGTCAGGCTCCCTTTTAGATCGCGTACCGGACCTTCGCGTAGATGTTGCAGGCGCCGCCGGTTGTTGCGCCGGTCGACACATACGCCATCAGGTCGAAATAGCCGCCGGGGTCAGATGCGATGCCGCGAGCGTCGGTAAAGCCGAACAACTGGAACAGCGGGTAGTAGATGAAGTTCGACGTGAAGGCGTAGCTTGTGCCGAGGCCGTTGAGCATGAACTCGGTGAAGTTGATGGCACTGGCGCTCGCGCTCGGCTTCCACAGGCCGAAAATCTTGTTCGGGTTGGAGTAGCTGGCGATCGTGGTCGTGCCGCCGGTGTTGGCGTTGGTCGGGATGAGACCCTGCAGGAACGACGGCGTGCCGTCATCGGCCGAGTCCGAGAAGATCAGGCTGAGATCAAGGCAGAGCGAGCCGTTAAGGTTCGGGCCGCTGTCGGTCGCCAGGATCACCGACTTGACCAGGGCGAAGCTCGGGATGCGGAGCAGCTTGTAATAGCTGCCGCTCGACGCGAGGCCGGCCGCAGTGGCCGCACAGTAGTCATCCACCTCGCAGAGCCGGGCCGCCGCACCATTACCGGCATTGCTCTCGATGATCGGAACGGTGTCGAGATACGTGAGCGACTGCGATTTGACGGTATCGTTTGCCATTGCCTTCGCTCCTTACGGGGTGATGTCGTTGCCGGTTGAGTCGCTGCAGAGGATCGACACGACCTTGCCGTTCTGCGTGCGCACCGGGCCGAACATCGTCTGCGTGGTCAACTGCCAAGGCCGGCCGCTGAGATCAGCGCGGATGTCGATGTAGTTCTCCATGTCTTTCCACAGCCCGAGTGTGATACCCGACCGCACGAACACGATGGCGGTGCGGACGCTGGCAGACTGCGAAAGCCGCTCGGACACGGCGATGTCGTAGCCGAGGAACCGGCGCAGCCGGCCGTCGACCAGCACCGGCCGGTCGTTGAACTCGGTCGATACAACCTGTGTCTGGTTGAGCAGGTCCGCCTCTTGCTGCGAGCCGATAACAATGGTCGGCGGGTCCGAGTCCAGATCGTTGTGGAAGTGGCGCAGGATACGCCGCGCCTCGATCAGCTTGGCGACGGTCAGGCCCGACGCCGCCGATGAGCCGAAGGTCGACGCTACCTGGAACAGGGTCGTCGAGTACGTGTCCGGCGTCAGACTGCCGATGTCGGTGCCGATCTGCCGGGTGCCGGTGGCGGCAGCGATAATGCCGTCATCCCAATATCGGCCGGTAGCCGCGGCAGCAGCCTTCACGTAGCCGCTGGTCGGGTCCACGATGGTCTGCAGCTTGTCGAACGAGTCGATGAGCTCAGCGATCTCGCCGGGCTGCGGAAACATCCACGGCCGAATGCTGTAGGGGTTGGTGTGGTCGATCGGGGAGAACCGGCCGCGCGGAGCCTTCATCGTCACGCTGGAATACTGCGTGACCGGGCTCGCCATCTTGCCGACCAAGCCGCCCTGTTCGGTGACGTGGCCGCGCAACACGGACTGCATCTGCTGCAGCAGCAATTCAAGATTGCTCGAATACTGCGCAGTAAAGTCCGGGTACAAACCCAGGTTCGCGGTCGGATACGGAGTCGTCGTCATGGACTGCCCCATTGCAAAAGGGTTGCAACGTGACTGACGACTTGTCCGCAGCGACGCGGGGTCGATGAGTCGGATAGCTTACGGCTTGCCCGGCGAAGGGGCCGTTACTCCCGGCCGGTGCTTGTCCTTGCCGCCGTTAGGCGAATGGGGGGCGCCGGCAACACTCGGGTCTCAATGGAGCGGCGATTTACACGCCCCCGAATTTCGACTCAACGTACCGGGACTAGTGCGAAGCGTGAATGAATGTCGCAATGAAATTCAACACATTCGCTGCAATGGCCCAGCCCATGCCCATGCACAGGCCCCAGCAAAACCACTCGACCGCCTTATACATGGGAGCCCTCCATTCGATCTGTTGCGATTCGTCGCTCATCAGGCCACCCTGCTCATTATCAGGTGGGCATCACGAACCTTGTGCAGGTTGTCCCACTTGCGTTTCGATTCCGTATCGCCCTTGAGCAGGCGCGCCCGGAATGCTTCGTCGCGTTTAAGACTTTCGATTTCCGCTGCGGCCTGAGCCGCCGACATGGTTCCACCCATGCCTAACTGCTCGCTGCCGACGTAGGGAGCCTCGCCCATGCGCGAGCCGATGATGCGCAGCATTTCCCAAGCATCAGCTCCACCGATTCCGCCCAATGTACTCAGTGCATCCCACGCGGCCGCACGCCGCTCCGGCGTCAACCCCGCCGCTTCGCCAAGCCTCTCCAGCGCAGTCCGAGCAATGACCGTATTGATGTCCTTGCGGGTGCCCCAATTACGATCAAGTTTTTCCGTCTCCTGCTGGATATGCGCAGTTTTCTCCGCAAGCTTAGCGGCGCGTTCGTCATCCCTGATCTTGACCAATCCCTTGGCGGCATCGGCCGCATACTGCTTCGGCACGCGGCCGGCGTGCAGCGCCGCCCGGATCGAGTCGGAATAGCTTGGCTCAAGCTCTTTCCCCTCGGCGCTCTTGACGGTGCTGAGATCGTAGTCCTTCGGCTCGGCCGGGACGCCGATGCGGCCCCAATAGGAGCGCATGTCCGCCTCGGCCGCGTTCGGCTTTGGCACGCGGATCAGCTCGTCCGGCGGCGCACCAATGAAGCGCTCGGCTTCCTGGTAATGCTTGGTGAGCCCGGCAGCGACCGCAACCGGATCGTCGATCTTCAATCCTTTGTTCTGCCAGAATCCGATGGTCGCCGGGTCAACCTTGCCTTCATACCAAGCCGCCGGCGGAGCAGGGCCCGGTGCCGGGGCGGGAGCCGGCGGCGGGGCGGGCGCAGGCGCAGGGGCGGATGCCGTCTCATTCATGCAGCTTCTCCTAAGCGCACAGCCCGGTAGACGTGGACAAGCTCCTCGGGCTGCAGGTTCAAGTGGTCGACAATCCGCCAGAACGCCTCACGGCGGCCGGCGAGAACGAGCGTGCGATCGTGGTCGCCGATCACCACGTCATCGCCATAGGCGCGGCAAAAGCGGGCGAGATCGGCAAGCGCGTCATGTCCGGGCGCGCCGGGCGAAAAGAGCGACGTGTAATTGCGCTTGCGCAGGCGCAGGCGGTCAATGAGGCTTTGCACGCTCGCCGCCCTCACGACGCGCGCCTCCGGCCTTCGTGGTTGATGCGGCGATCGGCAACAACCCACTTTTGCAAGGTCACGAACATTTCCTCGCGGTCCTTGTCGTTGAGCTTCAGCAAGTCGGCTAGCCGGCGCACTTCGCCGATAAACTCATCAACGCTGCCGTAGATCGTTTCTCTTTTGATGATGCCATCACGGTCCATCAGATCGCAGACCATGTGGCCCGACCACACGATGGTTGCATAACCGGTAAGCATCGGCCGCGACAAGTCTTGAAACCCAGGGAACGCGACACGCAACAGGACCGGCATTGCGCCCGCGTATTCCTTGGCGAGCATGACCAGCACCACCTGGCGCAGCTTGCCGTGCGACGCGCGCAGCACGCGGCACTGCCACATCTGCTCGATCTGGCCGGCGACCTTCTTGGCAAACGGGTTCATACTGCGGCGGGTTGCGGTTGCGGCTGGCCGCCAACGGGCGTACCGCCGAGGGGTTGCGATTTCGCGGCGGCGGCCTGCGCCTTGACCATGGCTGCCTGCGCCGGTAGCGCCTGGATCGCCGCCTGCTGCTGCATCTGCTTCGCGCGGTTCTTTTGCTTGGCGGCAAGCTGCTCGGCCGTTGCGGTCCAGCGGGTTGGCATTTCGTTGAGCTCGCCGATCTCCGGCAGCATCACGTCGAAATTGAAATGGTCGTAGACCGAGTTGTCGCCGCTATTGATGGCGATCTGATGCGCTACATCGAGCGTGCGCAGCCCGCCGGCGGCCTGGCTGGCGCGCGCCTGCAGAGCAAGCGGCGACGTGTCGGTAGGCTCGTAGCGCCCGCCGGCTTCGCGCAGCACGCCTGGCATCGGCGGCAGCTTGCGCATCCGGCTTAGCAGGTCGAGTTCGCGCTCAACTAGGCCGCCGACGTATTCGCTGTGCTGACGGCCGAGCGTCGGCGCCACCAGCATGGCGCGCTCGTTGATCAATTCGACCACCTGCGTCGCCGTCATGTTCGGATTCTGCATCAGCGTTTTGAACAGCGGCGTCAGAAAGAAATTCTCGATAAGGCCGCGCTCCTCCTGCATCATTTTCTCGGTGATGTGGATATCACCGACCGGAAGAACGTGAACGAGCGGCTTGCCGTCGGGATTGACGCCGCCTTTGTTGAGCGCGCCCGGTGTCTTGTCGAAGGCCATGAGGCCATCGTCATGCGTCAGATAAACGGGATCACTCGCCTGATGCCCGGTCTTGAGGAAGATCGCTTTCTCAGCATTAAGCGTCTTGAGGCCGGGGAGCGCCTGCTGCGCCGGGCCGCGGCCGTAAACCTCACCGGGGGTCTGGTCGTAACGGCTGACCGCATAGGGAAACACCTGATAGCCGCCTTCGTCCGCCATCAGGCAATTGCCCTCGATGGAGACGTACCACGACGACCACGGCTTACCTTTGTGGTCGAGCCGCTTGGGATCGTATTCGTCCCGGTCGCGCGGTGTAACGCAGTGCAAAAACTGAAACGGCGTTTCGAGGTTCTGCTCAAGCGCTGGCCGCAGACTGCCCGGCAGCCATTCCTCGCCGAACTTCTGCACCGCCTGATCGGCCGTCAGCCGGAACCAGCGCACCAGCGTCGTCACGATGCCTTGGTGGTTTTCCTTGAAGAAGCATTCGCCGAGCGGCACGGCACGATAGCGCAGCCCGCGGAACCCGCTGTAGAATCGGCTGTCGAGTTCGTCGGTGAACATGACGCTGTTGCCGAAGGCACCGAGCGATGTCCAATTGGAATAGTTCTGCCCATGGAAATTTGCGATCGCGCGATAGCGCTCGCGAAACGCAATGTCACGCACAGTCTCGAAATACAGCTTCACCCCGCGCTGCTTCATGAGATATGGATCGCCTCCGAGACCGTGCCACTTGCGGTTCTTCGGAGTAATCAGCGAGTCGGCGATGGCACAGAATTGCTGCAGCGCGAGACTGCCGGAGGCGTCGATCTGCTGCTGCGTTTTCTTCTGGCCGGGAAAATTGTACGAGCCGTAATAGAATGTGTTGCGGCTGGTGGGCAGCAGCAGAATTGCCGCCTCCTCCCACTGGCCGGCAAAGACATTGCGGTAGGTCGTAAGCTCGGAAAACAGCTTGAGAATGCGGCGGACAGTCTCGCTTTCCTGATCAGAGATATACCGGTCGCCGCGCTGCGTCGCCATTTATGGGTTTCTCAAAAAAGGAGCTTGAGCGCACAAACGAGAAGCAGAATCGCCGCTGAGCCCATGAGTGCAGCGGCAGCCACATCCAAAGCAAAAAATGCGCGGTGTTCCATGTCAGTAACCGCTCAGCGCGGCCCCGTAGCCACCGCCGAGCGACGTGGCGCCGACCGGAAGCTGCTGTGCCTGGCGCATCAGCGCGAGCTTCTTGCGCCGCTCCTCCTCGGATTCCGCAGCGACCTGCGAGGAAACGTTCTGCGCGCCCATGATGTCGGAGGCGCCAGGAACCGACATGCCGATGTTGACCGCCATGTCAGACCGGCCCCAGATCACCGGTCGAGCGCAGCGTGTCCTTGGCCGCGTGGATCGCCATCTGCTTGGTCATTTCCGCGAGAAGGCCGGCGGCGACGGCGGCCTTGTTGGCATTGGCAACAGCCGCCGCCAGATTGGCGTAGTTGCCGGTCTGCAGGTTGTAGCCGACATCGGCGCACTTGGCGCTGATCGTGGTCTGCTGCGTGATCGCGTTGGTGACGCCCGTCGCCTGCGCGGCAACGGCGGCGGTCTTGACGCTGGCGTTGAAGGTGTCGCGGTTGCTCATTGCTGCATCGCCTCCCGCCGCCGCTCGTTCGACTCCACAAGCTCAGCTTCCATGCGCTTGAGATGTTCGGCGAAATCCGGCTCGTCCGAGTGATATTTCTTGTAGGCTTCAATTGAGTTGCGGGTCTGGTTCTGTGCCGAGCCGTAGCCCTGCTCGATGTAGCCTTTGCGGGTTTTCTTGGCGTCGAAGCCGAACACGTTCCTGGCTTCGTCGTCGTAGTATTTCTTGATGGCGTCCGGCGGCAGTTCCCCGCGCTGGATCAATTCGCGCATCTCGTCCATTTCCTGTTGAGTCTTGGTGACCATGCAAAGCTCCAAAGGAGGGGCGGGACCGAACGGGGGTGTGGGCCCCGCCCCCAAGTCGGGAGGAAACGCCCAAGGAGGGACGCACGGTCCAGGATCACGTTTCGGAATTGCCTCGCAACGCACCGCGAGGTCCTTGGACCTCTAGGGCAAGTTCCGCGTTGACCTAGCGAGGGGCCGAAGGAGATCGGGCCATGAATTCTCAGATGCCACGCGACCACGACCAGATGACAACGGCACCCAAGACGAAGCCGGACCTGATTGCGGCACCGCCCAAGCCGGCGCTGAACAAGGCCGAGGTCAGGGCTACCGCGGCCGGCAATGGGGATGACAAGCTAGGCCCGGGCGAGCGCTGGATGACGCCGGCAGAAAACAGGGCCGCCGACAAGGCCGAGGCCAAGGCTGCAAAGCACGCCTAAACGGAAAACACGTCGTAAGCGCCGTCGGGATGGTTCGCCGACCCCCTGGCAAAGTGCCTCGTGGGGCCGGTGCGCTGCGCATCCGCCATGCCGCCGAGCTGCACGGCGCGCGCGAAACGCTTCATCATGATGCCGATACGGGTGGCTGAAAGCAGATCGTCCTTGATTTTTACGATCTGCCCATCCTTGCGGTGGTAGAACCGGCGCTCCTCCAGCCAGTCGCTCAGGTGGCTGGCAACCTTAAGGCGGCCGGTGCGCTCACGCTCGTCCCACTCCAGCAGGCCGGCCTCGGTCGACATGGAGTGTCCGCCATGGCCGTCCGGCCAGTGGGCGTGCTGGTCGAGCATCTTCAAGCCTTGTGCCTTGTAGAGCTTGGAGATCGGTTCTCCGGTGCCGCGGTCGCGGTCTCCGGCATCCTTGGGCCAGGCGACGGGGACTTGGAGGCCGACGGGTCGCATTGCCGAAGCGTGCAGAATGGGCAAAGCGTCTGCCATCCGAATTGTGTGATGGACATGAAGAATGTCACCGTCGGCGTCCCACAGAAGGAGCACTGCGGCAAAAGGGTGCCCGATGCCGATGTCGATGCCCCATATTTTCTTCCAGTAGGCTGGCACATCGGTAATCCTCGCTTCGGTGATCCCCTCCTCGGGGGTCATGAAAATGCGGCCGGAGCCGAGCGTCGGCACCCCCCGCGTGCGCGCCTCGCGCTCATGCGGCAGGTAGCCGGCGATCATGCGCTCGCGGACTTCCGGCCGGATATGGAGCGCATCGTCGATCGTCATGACCGTAACGGCGCGGTCCTCGCTCGGCTCGTCGAGATAGCGCATGACCACGGCAGAGCGGCCCTGCAGCGGGGTGAACGTCATCCACAGGCGGCCGTCGCGCTCGCCGATACGGGCCAGGCCTTCCGAGTAGATGTCGAGTTTCGGTTCCTCGTCGAACCACATCCAATCCAAGCCCTCGGCCTGGAACTTCTGCCGGCCCTGCTCGTAAGACTTGAACCGGGCGATCGAGACGCCGCCGGAAGCGTGCTTGACCTGAATGGTGTCGAAGGCATCGGCGACACCGTGACGGGCTAAGGTTTTGTCCACCAGGCGGTCGCGCGGGATCATGCCGCTGCCGAATGCCGGCTCGACGCCAGGATCACCGCACAGCTTCTTCTGCAAGACATCGCGCACGGCGAGGCTCGTCTCCCCGGCCACCCAACCGATCGTAGGCTTGAGAGACTTGTAGCCCTCCCACCATGCCGGGTATTCGCCGGTCAGGTGACAGGCCGCCTCGAAGGCACCCGTTTCCGTCTTGCCCTGCCGGTTACCGGCCATCAGCAGCCGCTCGCGTTTGAGCCGGCCTTTTGCCAGATGCTCGCGCTGCTTCGGATGCGGATCGAAATAGTAGAACCGCGCGAAAATCCGCCGGGCGTTCAGCGCCTCCAGCGCCTCCAGCGTGCGGCGCAGTTCCTCGGGATCGGTCACCTCACCTGCCTCGCGATGTCCCGAGTTTCATTCTTCGTTCGTAGGCCGCGGCCTCCCGAGCCTCCCGGTTCAGTAGATGATCGGCCTCGGCCGCCAATCGATAAAGCTTGCTCCGCCGATATGGCTTACGATGCAACATCTCGTGAATAAATTGCTGCAACAGGTTTATTGCCGCTTCATCTTTGTTCATGCTCATCGCACCTGCCGGGCCCCCATCTGCTCGGCCAGCTTCTCGATGTCCCGCTGCAGTTCCGGGTTGCCCTCGTCCTTGTGGACGCACAGCACATCAGCGCCGATGCCGATGATAGCGTAGTCCGGCAACAGGCCGCAGATCGCCTCCGGCGTGCAGATATGCGCCTCGGCGATGATGACCGGTTTCAACCGGTGGATCGTGTGGAATGCGCCCTTGATCGCCTGCGGCTCCATGCCCTCGACATCAAGCTTAAGGATGTCCAGCCGCGGCAGGGTCAGGTCGTCGATTGCCACCATTTCGCACAATAAATGGCTATCGGCAGCGGTCCCAAATGCCAGGGCGCCGAAATTGTGCGGCTCATCCGGCCGCCAATAAGGGACCACTGCTTCGGCCGCGCGCTCCCCGATTGCTGCATTGCGAAACGTCACATTGAAGCAGTTGTTGATCGCCAGGTTGCCGCACAGTGCTGCAAACGGCCAGCGCTGCGGCTCAAAGGCTATGACCTCGCCCCACCCGCGCATGAACCGCGCCCACTCGACCGTGTAGCTGCCGATGTTGGCGCCGCCGTCGATGATCACCACCCCGTCACCGCGGCTTCCCCGGCGCGCCAGCGCGAGCTTGTACACCAGCAGGGTGAGCGCCGGATCGCGCCGCCCCTGCTCCAGGAGCTCGATGCCGACGCCCTGGTGCGGCTTCTGCGGATCATAGTCCAGCCGGTTGACGATCATGGCCGAACCCATGACCGAGGCAACGACAAAGGGGGTCATCCGGCAGCCAACAATTTGCGAGCCGCAACAACAGGCTCCATGTCCCGCTCGAATTTGCACTGCTGGCTTGGATAGTCCAGCGTACCTTGATAATGACCGTTCAATTCACTTTCCAGGTCATTGGCACATTCCTTAAGTGCCGCCCGCAGCCGCTCGATCTCGGCCTTGACCGAACGATAAAAATCTCTGCTCTTCGGCGTTTGAGCACGAGCAGCCCTTTCCTCTAGTTGCTCAACAATGCCGGTCATCTGGTCACCGCCAGGACCAGGTTCTCGGCCCGCAGCCGCCCGATCTCATGCAAATAATCGCTCGCCGTCTGCGAAATTGCCGCCTTGTCCGCCCGCAGCTGCCCGATCTCGGCAGCCTGCACCTTGATGATCAACGCAAACACTTCCTCCGGATGGGGTATCCGCTTCCCCAGCCTGCTCACCCAATCATCAACAATGCCGGTCATTCAGCCTTTCCTTAGCCGATCAATCTCGGCTTGCAACAGCCCGATCTTGTATGAAACACCGCCTGTCTCAAGAGATTCCAGACGCCCTCGAACCTCGCTGAGCCCCAAAGCCAAATCGTTGATACTGCAAGTGTCTTTCTCAGGCGGGGCACGCGAATTTACTAATGCCGTGAAATAACCGACCTGCTGGTCAAGCATCCCGATCCGGGAGGATAGAGACAACAGCCTCATTTTAACCCACTCCATTCCCTCCCGCTTCGGCTTCTTCGTCCTCACCACCTTCTTCGCTCCGCGCTTAGCCGTCATCTATTCCTCCTCCTTGACCACCGCCGCCTCGATCAGCTTCGGATCATTGCCGCCGCCCGGTACATTCGTCCCAAGAAGCTTCGCCGGGTCGACCCCAAGCGTCACCGCCAAGTGCCTGATGCGCTCCACCATCGCCTCCCCGGTCATGTCCGAATGCTCCACCTTGATGCGCTGCTCGCTCATCGTGTGGAACCCGCCGCGGTTCAATAGCATTTCCGCCGCCTTGAGCCGCCCCGGATGAGCCTTGTCGAGCACGATCTCCACCACCGCATCCCGCGCCAGCGCCGCATCGGCCCGGAATGCCCTGTCCATCTCCTCATTGATCGCCCGCACAACCTTCTCGTTGCGCAGGTTGACATGCCCCGCAACCCTGTCCGCCCCCAAATGGCTGGAATACCCCGCCCGCCTGGCCGCCGCACCGTGCGAAATAGTCGGATGATCGATATACTCCCGCACAAATTGCCGCTGCTGCGGCGTCAGCACCCGCATCGCCGGCCCGTAGCCGTCCAGGTCGTCAGATGGTTTCACGTGAAATTATTTTAGCCGCCCTGACTGCGTAGCCGCTTTGACCGCCCACATCGCCGCATCCTCGTAGTGGGTCATGGCAAGGGCCCACAGCCGGCGGTCTTCGCCATTGCCGTGCTGGCCTCCATGCTGATCACAAAGGTCGATCAGCTCGGCCGTCTTCTGTTTGATCTGTGACACCACCGAATTGTCCGATGGATTGAACTTCACCCGAACCCTATCTTCGCCAAAGGTCATCAGTGTCTCTCCATCACTGAAATGCTCAAGCCGCCGCAAACGCCGCCGACCGCAACGCCTCGACAACCTCCTTCTGAGTGCGGCCGCTGGCGTCATTCCAGTCCGGAACCCTGCCTATATGGCCGGCAGGGATGCCCATAGAGCACATCAGCCTGCGCCCGGCCTGCTCCGAAGTTGAAACATCGTTGCCCGCTGCAATAGTAAGCGCCCATGCAGCACAAACACGATCACCTATCTGCGACGTGCCCTGGCACCACCCATGCAGCTCAATATAGTCCGCAGCACCCAGCAGCACCCCCGTAACGCGATCCCGAGGAGCCAGCATCCGATACCTCCAAAATCAGTTCCCGGCCCGCCTCGGCGGCTTACGGAGTGTCTAGATGGTCGATATGGCCGCGAGCGAGGACGGCCCAGGACACCCGCCGGGTATGAGCAACGAGCTTCACAGGCACTCCCTACGCCACACCACAGCCACACTCAACGTACCCATGTGCATAACGCCGTTATGTAAAGTAGTAATATAAATGCAACGATGTGACGCAAATGCAACACATGCCACAGATCAGATCGCGTTGAAATGGGGGATGTCGAATTTCCGGTGAGCGGCTGTTTTAGGGGGCCGGCGGGGGGCAGGGGGGTCTTTTTGGGGCTACCTTGTTGTCCCTGGTGTTGTCCGCTGCAGGCACAATCCGCAGCAAAGCGTGCAATATCAACGAGTTAAGTATCTCTGGCACGTGTTTGATAGATATGTGCTGAGCTGGATTGGCTGTTATTGGCTGTTATGGGGCATGTGGATTGGATGAGATGTTCATGGGCCTCATGGGCCTATCCTGGCCCTGTCCTTAGTGTGGGCTTGTGGTGCTGGTTCCCTGCTCCGTTTTGTAGTTGAGCTACAGCGACCACATTGCCTGCTTCTGTGGGCAGCTAGGCACAGCTGCACTTAACTTACCCCGCGCTGTGCAAGCGGGGTGAAGGGATTGGGGGCACACAAAAACATGCGGCGCAACGCACCGGCATGCGCGGCGCTGTGTTTATGCGGTGGATTGCAATGACTGGTCGGTTGACAGGTTGTACGGTTGCGCCCGCAAACGCATCGCAGCGGCGGACCATGTTGCAGCCATGGCCACAAATGCCTCGCGCACGGCCTCGTCACGCGCTGCTCTTGCCCATTTGAGGCATTGCGCGGCGTTCTCCCGGCACAGCTCGTAATCCATGCGCATACGATCAATCTCGTTCATTGAACGAGATTGGCAATTGCACTGATTTATTCCCGCTCGCTGTTCAATTTTGCACACGTTGTGCATTGCAGCGACGATTTTGTGCATTGCAGCGACGATTTTGGATGGACATAGGCAACGATTGCCTATACTCTGTTTTTCACGATGGCTTGCCGGCCATCGCCAGCACAGCGAGGATCAGCAAATGACCTTCATTGTAATTGCTCACACTCCAGACGAAGATTGGACCTTCGGACCATTCTCCACATTTGCCGAAGCGCAAGAGTTCCTTGTTAGTCGCGAATATACAGAGGATGGTAAATTACAATCCAACATAGATTATCAGATTGCCGAACTCTTGCCTCCCACCGATTGATTACAGCCCACACCCCAACACAGCGAGGAACATCAAATGCGCATCCTGGACATCAACAACCAAGCTGCTTTCGAGAATGAATGCTTCCGCGATTGGCTGAACCATATCGACACGCGGATCGGATACGACAAGCGGTTTGCCACAGCATCGGTCGCAGTGTGGCGCCAGTCGTTCGAGGAGGGCATGTACGAAGGCGACGCAATTGAAATGCTCTGCGGCCGTTGATTGCAGCCCATGTGCCTCCACTGCGGGGCACATGATCGGCAATCCAGCCGGCGCCATTGCCGTGGCGCACAACAGCGAGGGAATGATCATGACTTGCCGACCTTACGAAACAACGAACACGCGCCTTGAGCGCATCTTGAGCGAAATCGAAGAATTAATTCGGTGGGCACAGGCAGATGCCGATCATGCCGCAGAGAATGGTGCTCCTGACACGGCGCAGGATGATTTGTTGCGCGCCGATCTATTACGGCAGGCGCATGAGCTAATCGCTGGCTGCGGGCGCTAACATGCCCCGCCCCACAATCGAGTACATGAACGCCCGGCGCGAGCTCAAGGCAGCGTCGGGCGGCACCAATCACCCTGTCATCCGCAACCGCGTGGATGACCAAGCGCAATATGACCAGCTTGGCGACTGGGACCGCGCCATGCTGCACGTCGAAATGACGTTCGCAGACTTCCGGTCTTGGGTCCGCAATCTGCCGCCGATCGACCAGCTTAACGCAACCGAAGTTCCATTCTGAGGAGGAATACAATGGCACGTCACATGAGCGATCTGAAATACCGCGAAACACTCGCAAAAGACCTGTTGCGCCAACTTTTTGAAACGGCACCTGATCCCACAGGTTTCGACAAAACTGCACCTGGATATGCGGAAGCCTGGAACAATGCCCAAGCCTATTTAGGCGCCGAAGATTAAAAACAGTGGGGCTAGGCTTGCCGGCCTAGCCCCTGCCATCGCGGGCTCAACCACAGCCAGCGAGGCCACAGGGGAGCCGCAGCGATGACAACTCAACCCGTATCACAGCGAGGAATGGAGGACGAGATGACCAGACAGCAAGCCAGAGAGGCAGCGCGCAAATTTGTCGATAGGTACATCAAAACAGGCCGCCAGTGGCACACATGGGATATTGAGACTTGCCTTCCTGATGGCCTCGATATTCGAACTGATGCCGAATTTTGCGATCGTCCGACAATTACGAATATCGCCAAATTTATACAGTGGGCGGCTTATGACCCACGCTGAATACCTCCGCACGCTCAAGCGCCTCACAGGGGAGCCGCAGCAATGACATGGAAACCTATCACATGCGCGCCGCAGGATCGCGAGATTTTGCTTTTTGCACGCGGCAACCGTGATTTTTTTGGCGTAGGGCAATGGGCCACAGCCGGCGAATTGCCTGGAACTATCGACGGGTGGTTTTGGCCCTACGCCATCCGTCCTACACATTGGGTGCCGCTGCCGGAGGCACCATCAACTCAAACCGTATCACAGCGAGGATGAAATGAGCAGGATCAAACCGTCCCTCACCGAAGAACAAATTGAAAGGATTGTAGAGCGCAGGATAGATGACCTCGATACGCTATACATGTCCCGCAAAATAACCCAGGAGGAATATGCTAAGCTTAACATTGAAATAATTGAATGGAGCGAAATAGAATACCGATTTCGGCGGCGCACACCGCAATGACACACACCGAATACCTCCGCACGCTAAAGCAGCTCGGGCTGTCGCCACACTCCAAGGCTACAGCTCGGGTGCTTGGCGTCTCCCCGCGCATGGCCCGCTACTACGCCGCCGGCCGGCCATTGCCGCGGCTGGCTATTGTGCGGCTGCTGCGGCTGTTACACCGGGAGCATACCGTTTCCCATGTCTCGCACGTGTAGAGGCTATCAGGATAGATCAGCACATGCGTAGCGCCACCGTTTTCCAAATCGGCGTAGGGAATGAAACGGCCGCAATCGTCACATTTGAGCATCGCGTTTCTTGATCCTCCGCTTAGCTTGTTCGAGAATGCACGGGTCGATTTCTTCAATTGCCTCAATTAGCGCCCGCAATTGTTCATTTTCGGCACGTAATTTATCAGCCTCATTCATGGCTCCCCCTTCATTGCGCAGCAATTGCGTTCAGCGCGGCGCGCCAGCGTTTGAGCGCCGCATTGCGGGCAATCCGCCGCCGCTTGCTCGCCGGCAGTTTCATGTAACCGGCGAGCATCTTTTTGCGATGCTTTTGTCTGTTATCACGCAGGATTTCCGCAAGTAATTCACGGCCTTCCCGCTTGCGCTTGCGCAATGCTGTGGCGGCGGCAGCATCCTTGGGCCGGAATTCGCGCGAATCACTTACCATCGGCATCCGCTCTATGTCCGGCGCCACGATCAGCATGAGCCCGAGCGCCTGCAAATGCAGGTCCAGACTGCGGGGCCCATAGTGCTTGGTCGGCTTTGGCCCCAGCAGCTTGCCAGTGTAGCCCGTCGCCAGGCCGCAGGCGTGGTCGAGCTCCAGGTGCTGCACGTTAAGACCGGTCAGCCGCGCCACGAACGCGTCGCACAGCTCGGCGTAGGTCCGGGCAATCATGACTTGCCCAAACGTAGAATGCCCTGCAATCGGGTCAGGAAGCCCGCACGTGCGTTTTTGACTGCCTCGGGTAGGGAGGTAGCATCCTCATGCCATACAGGCGTCAGCGGCCTCGGCTGGACGAATACGGCCCACTTGCGATAATACGCCTCGCGCCGGCCGCACCAATCGGCCACTGCGGCCGCGGTCGGCGGGAACTCCCGGGACCGCGCCAAGCCGATGCGCGGATCGCAGCACTCGGCAACAATCTCCGGCGGATAGCCGCTCAAAACCGCAGCAATGCCCGCCAAATAGATTGCCGGGTCATCGGCCTTCAGGTGCGGCCACTGCCCGCAAAGCCTCTTGGCGGCCTTCGCAGCGTCAGAGGTCGAGGTCGTATTCGTCGCGAGCACTTGTGCCGCCTTCCTCTGCCTCTGCTGCGGCGATAAGCCGGTCTGCTGCGGCAGCAATTGAGCCACCGTGTTTGCCATTGACGTGCCTCCGCGTGTTGCGCCGCAGCCATCCTGCGAACGTCTTGTCCCATGAAGCCTTGCGGGCGATCGCCCGGTTGCAATTTGCTTCCGCCCAAAGCCTCATGTCGGTCGCCGCCTCGTCGACCTGAGCGGGCGATAGGCCTAGCTCGGCGCCGGAGGCGTAGTGACGAGCGTTTGGCTTCCACTCCTCGGGCAGCCTCTTGCCTCGCGTAACACCAATCGATGAGGGGGATGTGGTGGGGGTAGTTAAGGAAGGGGTTATAGGGGAAACCATTGAAGGGGGAGGCGAAGGGGGAGAAGTTTCCGTTACGTTTGTTACGTCACGTGACGTTAGTTCCGTAACGCGCTCTTTGTTTTTATTGGCCAATCTCTCCCGGTATCGCCGTTGACGTTGCCTATTGGCTTCATCGTCGTGTGCCGATTGTTCTTCGACAAGACGCAGAATTTCTTCGGCCGGCAAACCGATTGCCCGCAAGCTTTTGAGGCTGACCCTCATCCGGCGGCTCTTATGAACTCGGCCGCGACTTGCGGGACGATCGCGTTACCTGCGGCGCGCAGCTTTCCCACTCGGGCGGATACCCCATGAGCCAAAGGGAAAATGCCGGGTTGAGTTGGCCTCGCGCGGCCGTCTGTGCAGGGGAGCCAGATGATATCTCTCCATGGACCTGATCTTCCAATCGCGCCCGACCGTCGTTCGCCCGCTTCGGCGAACCGTGGTTCCCGTTGTTTGTCACTCGCGTGGTAGCCCACGGAGCTAACGTTGCTTCCGCCGATAAGGGCTTGCCCCTCGTATGACTCCATCTCTTCTCGTTGAAATCGTCGGTCGCACTCTCGCTGCGATAATCTCGTGCCGCTGGCGTGGCCCATGATGCGGCCAAGGGCAAATCCGTCGCTTCCCCCTTGTATGCTCTCCCCTGCGGGCCCTTCCAATCGCGCGTCGTCGGCCACGAACCACAGCCGCTGTCTGATGTGCGGCGCGCCGACGCTGCAAGCTGGCAATACGGACGCCCCGCAGGCGTAGCTTTCCGCTTCCAGATCAGCGAAAACAGCGTCGATCCAGCCCCATCCAATCGCCGCCTCAACCTGCTCACCAAAGATTGTTGCAGGCTTGCACTCGCGGATGAGAGCCATCCAGACAGGCCACAGATGGCGCTCGTCATCGGCCGCCTTGCCCTTCCCGGCTGCGGAGAATGGCTGACAGGGGCAGGAGCCGGTCCAAACAAATCGGTCGTCACCCCACCCTGCAAGTCTAAGCGCATAAGACCATCCGCCGATCCCGGCAAAGAAGTGGCACTGTCGGTATCCGCGCAAGTCGTCAGGTTTGACATCAACGATGCTCCGCTCATCGACATCGCCTGGAGCGATGTGTCCTGCAGCGATGAGATTGCGGAGCCATTGCGCGGCATAGGGATCGATTTCGTTGTAGTAGGCTGCCGTCATGCCGCCTTCCCGTTCGTGGTCCAGGCCCGCACCGGCCGCGGCTTCGGCTGCACGTACGCCATGCGGCAGTGGCCGGCGCAGTACGGGCGCCCGCGCACCGTGGCGTTGCCGCAGCACACCATCGCCACGCCCTCGCCCTCGACCGGCCAGCGGCATTGATCCGCCTTCACATCGAGGAACAGCACGGCCTGGTCCGTCGGTATTTCTACCGGCAGCTCGAACACGCCGCGGATGTTGAAGCCGTGCGTTCGCGGCTTTGGCGGCCGCCCTGCCAGCAATGCCGTGTGCTTTGCCCGGCGGCCGCCCGTTCCCTTGGGCCCGCGCGGCTCCAGCCCCATGCGGCCTGCCTTGCCTATCGAGGCATTGCGGCTGATGCCGCCGAGCTCGGCAGCAATCCTGCGGTGTGATAGCCCCTCCGCGTATAGCGCGCGGAACTTGGCAGTGCGTTCCTCGGTCCAGGTGTGGTTTTGATTATTGCCCATTTTCCATCCTCCATGTCTGGCTCAGCCCAGGCCAAGCACCATCCTCGTTGGGCAGTACGCGATCATGATTTTGAAGTTGTTGCGCAACGAAGCCGGGTACTTCGCCGCCGGGAAACACGGACCATATTGTTTTCAGATGGATATGCGTTTCAACCAGCACAGAACCGCGGCGCATATACTTGATGGCGCGTTCATATTTGATGTGCTGCATCTAGCCCTCTCAGTGTCAGCCGGCAGCCATGCTCAGCGTCGCCCCACTCGGCAATGAGGCGCTGGCAATCTGAATCGTTGCGGATGAGATCGCGGGACTGCGCCCAATCGAGCACGGCTTTTGATGCGAGATTGTCGAGATCGTTACGACCTGGGCGTTTACTGAGGACCACGTGGGCCTCGAACCATCCGGTGATCTTGCGCTTGGGATATTGTCGGCGCGCCATGACACCGATGTCTGCCGCCGCAAGCCAATCGAGATACGTCTTGCTGCGATACATATTGCCGCGGCCGAAACGCCAAAGCTGATTCACGCTCGGCGGGAACGGCAGATCGACAACTATCTCGATCATTCGGCCCCTCTGCGGGGCCGTCTGGCCCCTACGTGACTAGCTCAGCGACGATCACAGCCAGAGCTTTCGCCGATGGCCGCCGTTCGCCGTCGATCAGGTATTGCGCACCACGCTCGCTACAGCCGACGCGCTGCGCCAGATTGAGCGCCGGCTTGGTCGGCCACAGCGCCCGAACAACTGTTCCGAAACGGCTGGATTGTTCCGCGGAATTGCTTGCCGGCCGCGGCAACGGCTGGTTTGCTGAACGCATGACACACCCCCGACATTCCGGGGCGTCGTCATCGGCGCTCCCGGCATCCCCCCCGACACCCCCGCCGGGAGCGTCGTCACCCTTGGAACTGCAAAATGGAGCACCCCGTTGCAAAAATGGACCGGCTGCTGTGATAAATCACAGTGCGATCTCGTCACGGTATTGTCGTAGTGTTGCCCTGTTCCCATCGCGTGAGGGCATCCATGAAAATCGAAGCTTTGACGGGCCAGCTTGCGGCACCGCTGACGGAACCCATGCCGGTGCCAGACGTGTTCTGTTCGGGCATGGCCGCTATCGAGCACATCGGTGGCGGCTGTGTGCGGCTGCACCTGTATGTCAATCAGACCGGCATTGTCGGCCAAGCGGAGCGCGTCGTTGTGATGCGGGCGGTCATGCCGCTGGAAGCTCTGACTGCTGCGCACAAACTCGTGCATCAGGCCCTCGACCTTCCGCTAAAGGACTTGCCGTTGCGCTTTGTCTCCTGAATCCAGTCGTTCGGAGTGACGGCGCCCTTGGTCCAATCGTGAAGGCGCTTTGCCTGCCGCCAGCTTGGCGAAAGCTTATGGCGCCGGTAACGGCTGATTGTTGCGCGGGAAACGCCGATTGCTTTTGCAACGTCGGCGTCGATCAGGCCCTTCCGGGCCATGTAAGCTGATAGCTGCATGAACGCGACTGTTACGCGCCACGTACTGAATAGTCAAGAGCGCAGTACACCGCGCGTATTAGACGCCGTGAAGCATTGTGTGCATAATACGTACATGGCGAAACGCAAAAAACCGATCAGCTACCATCGCTTAAGGGCATGGCGCGTGCATTTGGGATTGAAGCCGATCGAGGCTGCAAAGTTGGTTGGGGTGCCCAAGCCGACGCTCAGCAGATGGGAAACCGGTGTAATCGACCTCAAGCTTTCAAATCTTGATCTCATTTCCCGAGCTTACAATGTATCCCGCGCCGATTTGATCGATCGAGACCCGCCCAAAAAATAGTACGCCGCACGTAACATTCCACTTGACTGGCTAGTACCGCAGGCGTACTGATCCTCTCCGCAGCGTTGGAGGGATCAGTGCCATTAGTTCCAGTTGCCGAGTGTCACACCGCCGCCGATGTCTGGCGCGTAGCCCGAGAAGCAGCAGCGCGCCGCCGGCGCGGAAGAACCCTCGGCCAGGTCATCGCAGAATTGCCGCCGGAGAGGCGAGCAAAGGTCATTGCCCGCACTGAACAGCTAATTGCTGCACTGCCGGCACCAACGCCTCCCGCACAGCCCGAGCCAACGATCAGATGGCCACTGTGTCACCGCCTCGTTCGACAGGCCGTTGCGGACGCCTACGGTCTCCCGGTCGACGTAATGAGCCGTTCTGGGCGCACCGCCGCTCATGTGCAGGCCCGCTCCGTCTCGATGCTGCTGTGCAGAATTTTGCTCAAGAGCAGTATGCCACAGATCGGCTACTGGCATGGTGGGCGCGACCACACGACAGTCCTGTGTGCTCTGAAAAAGCTCTCACGGCTGCGCGAACAGCTTGAAGCCAGACTGACCACCAAAAACCATATCGCCGAATGGGCTGAGCTCGCTGTTGAGCTATGGCCGCCAATTGTCATGAAGCGGTGAGGAAGTCATGAGCAACAACCCGATGGTCGTGCTGATCTTGCCGCTGAGCGACCTGCAAGCAATCACGGAAAACTCGCTCTATGTTTTGGAGCGGTACAGCAACAAAGGCGACATCGGGCAGGTCAAGGCGTGGACGAAGCTGGTGGGTAATCTGCAAAAGGCTTTCAAAGCCTTTCACGAGGCCAAACATGGCTAGCATCATCATCGGCGAGATCGTGTTTGCAGCGGCGATTGTGTTTTGTATTTGGGTCATTCTCAGTGCGAGGCCGACGCACCTATGAGCAAGCACACATGAACAAGTGCATTGAAACAATCCCGCTGCCAGACGGCCTCAAGATCGGCCAGCGCATCCGCACAACGAAACGCTATGCTATTTGCCATCTGCGCGCGCCGGGACCCTTCGGCGGCACGATCCTCGGCGGCAGCCGCAGTCAGGATGGGCCGGTCACCGTCAAACTCGACCATCAAATATGGGCCAAGCCGCAGCCGCTTGTCTGGATTGAGGTAGTCGAATGACCTGGTGGCAGCACGGCCTGTGCATTTGGCTCCTATTTAACATGAGCTTCTTGGCATGGGGAGGCTTTCGTGAGCCACGAGCAGCGCGTTTATGAGGACTTGCGCGACAAACTGATCAGCCGCCCCGATGCAATCGTGCGGCTCATGGAAATGCGTTATCCGGCCGCCGAGGCCGAGTGCATAGTGGACGAGTGGATACAGTGTTGGGAGTTCCAGAAAGACTGGGACGAGGAACGAGAACAGGGCTGGTCAACAATAGGAGAGTAATATGGATTCGCGAACAATGCACCCCGGTAAATTTCTAAAGGCTTCCGATTTCGAGCAAGCACAAATGTGGACCATCGCCGATCTGCGGGAGGAGCAGATTCAAAATCAGCAAACAGGCAAAACAGAAAATAAATGGGTGCTGTATTTTACTGAAGATGACCGGGGCTTGGTTCTTAACGTTACAAACAGAGTTGCCCTTGAGGACTACCTGGGTTTTGAAACCGACGAATGGCTGGAACACAAAGTCGTTCTTTTCAAAGACAGGGTGTCGTTCGGCGGCAAGATGGTAGACGCTATTAGATTGCGTGAGCCCCGCAAGACAGCGAAACCGGCAGCGAGGCCAAAGCCCGCTGCGGCACTGGCACCGGCACCGGCACCGCAACAGCATAGCGAAGTCGATCCGCCGTTCGAGGACGACATTCCATTTTGATTCATGGTGAGCCATGACCGAGGAACAAAAAGCGCGCGAGCTTGCGATCATTGCTGAGAACATGCGCATCGCGGAACGGCATGGTTTGGAGGAGACCGCCAAGATGTGGCGGACCTTGTACGCTCTCGTATCCGGGCGCCGGGCCGAGGATAATGCTCAGCGCTAAGTCGCGGGCAGATAAACCAGCAAATCCGGCATGAGCGGCATCGAGCGCATCGAGCGCGCCATCAAGATCACAGCAGCCGCAATGGTCCGGCACGATCTACCGCAATTGATGCCAACGCTGCGGCGGCTTGAGGCTGAGCGTGACCGCCTCGTGCGTGAGGACGATCCGCTCGGCTATGCGCGGAAGGTGCTGGCGGCGTGATGTTGTACGGTCTGTTATGTGTTCCGTCTTCGGAAAGCCAAGTAGACGAGGCAATATCAATGAATATGCTAGCTTTTGCGGTGAATGTTCGTTGAGCGATAGTCTATACGGCGGCGTTGATCGGACGATGAAAGCTATGCAATATCAGTAGTTTAACAAAGCCGTATTTGCCGCAATGTTATGTGTAATGTTATGTGCAATGTTATCCGCAGGACTAGGTTTTATCGGTGCTTGGATCGGCCCGCTGCGGGAGCGCGGTTATTTGTCCCTCCAGCCTGGCCAGCCTCTCGATATTGGCGATGTGCCGGTCGGTGCTCAGATCTCTGAGGCGATCGAGTTGAGCCGTTACTTGTCCGACCTTCTCGTCAATGTGCCTTCCCACTTCATCAAATTTCAGATCAATCTTGCCGAATTGATAATCCGTCTTGGCAAACCCGGCGTCTGTCTTGCCGCCAACCAGCTTGATAACCGTCAGGGTTACCCCGAGCAGTCCAACGACGAAAACGCCGAGTTGTATCCACGCGGTAGCATCCATTTCATTGCCGCACTTCGCAAATGCGGGCAGCCTGGCCCGACGGAGCGCCTTGGAAGCATACCCCGTAATATATGATGGCAGCGGGACTTTCACCCGCTCTGCGGTGGCGTTGGAGACCGTGACCGCTGGTTGGATGATGCTTGAGGATCAGACGCGCCAGCTTGGCCTCGGCACCGATGCCGGTGGCCGCGAGTTCGCCGACAGCCAGCCACTGGCTGATGCCGAACGCAGCAACAATAGCGGCGAGGCTGTGCCCCGCCGCCAAAGCCGCGATAACTCCAATGATAACGCCCATCAGCCGGGAACGATGGTGTAGCCCATCGCTTGGATCATCTTTTGCTGATCTGGCGTGAGGGTGAGAAACTTGGTCATGGTCATGACCTGACCCTGCACGACACCGCTCGCTGCCGGCGAGGTCGGCGTAGCCGGCTTATGGAAGATGTGCAGCGGATCGATAGCATCCTGCCCCTCGCCGGACTTTAAGCCGGAGATCACGACCGTACCGGCCGCGCCGGCTAGAATGCTGTTCAGCACGTCCTGGCCAGACACGCTGCCGGCCAGGTTGCCGATGTCGCCAAACACTCCCGATAGATTCAGTCCCATGTCTTTCTCCTATTGCTGTTTGGTGCCGCCAGTGACGTTATTGTCCTTGGCAGCGAGGAACCCGATGCCGACGACAATCGCGAGAAAGTCTTTCTCGATGTTGCCGGCGCCGACATTGCCACTGGCGATCTGCGTCAGCATGTCACCAAGAGCCGTCACAATGGCAGCTATGCCAGCGAGTGACGTTTTCCAGCTCATCAGTATTTTATCGAGCATTGTCCTACCTCATTTGCCCCACCAGAAATGACAAACAACGAAACCAAGCACAAACGGTGTCACGAACTTTGTGCGCGGGAACTCATTTTCGATGCCCCATACAAAGTGTGAGAACGTCAGTTTTCCAGCAGTCACGGCATAGGTATCAAGCACCACGAAAAAGATCAGCCAGCCGGCCCACACCCACGTCATTTGACTGCCTTCACATGGTAGACAAACTGTCCTTCTTCGCGAACATATTGAATTGCGATTGGCTCCCATGTTCCAGCCAATGCTTTGTTAACGGCGGCTATGTATTTGTCGCTGTCAAAGTCCCCGTCCTTTGTTTGGTAATCGCCCAAGGGAAAAGTGAGATACCCAATCGTCACTTGACTGCCTTCACTGCTGGGTCGATGATCGCCCGCACGTCCGGGCGTTCGATGATGCCGATATGATCCGCATCTGCGAATAGATGATCCTCACAACGCTGCTGTCGCGAGTTGACAAGAATGCCGGCGCCGGGCGGGCACTTGCTGCGGATGTTGATCCAGCGATCGAAGTTGCCTTCAGCCTTCCACCAGCCCGGCCGTGGCGGTTCTCTTTGCCATGGCTGACAGTCGATATTGCTCGCCCAATCCATCGGGTCGACGGTGATCATCAGCGAGAAATGCCAGTCGCGGAATTTCTCCGCGAGGTAGTAGCCAAGCGCCGCACCCATGCTGTGTCCGATCCACACGAACGATTTGCCGGCCGCATGATCGGCCGCCATGCGCGACTCGATCTCTGCCTGATGCACCGGCGGATTGAAGCCGCCGACGATCTGGAACGGCGGCAGGTCCGGCGTCTGGCGATCGAGATCCAGGGCAACAAGGTCGATCGGCTGAACGACGCCGAGGCCGTGGCAGGCGTAGCGAGCTAGGGTCACGGCTTCATACCTCGTGCGATTGCAAGGGCTTCCGTCATCGTGGGAGCTGGTGTTGGAGGATCAGGCGTCGCCCACAGCTTGCCCTCTGCGTGACGGCGCCGCACGAGCCCGCTGAGCACACGGCCGCCGGCATGAACCCATGCCATGAGATCGCCGGGCACGAGCGCTGGATGGCCGCTATTGATCGCCCGCAGGACGTTGCTGCGGTCGAGCGCGCCGGTGTTGAAATCGAAGGATACGAGAGCATCGAACTGATGCTGAGTGAGTATCGGCTTGACGTGATGAGCCACGTCCGCCTCGACGGCCGCCAGGTCAGATGCCAGGATTTGATCGGCCTGCTCCTTGGTAACCTTCATCCCCGGATAGACATGCGGCAGGCCGGCCGCCGATGTGTGGCCGTAGCCGA